TATGGGGTAAGACACTACCCGAGAGGATGACATGGGAGAAGGCGAAAGAGGCCTGCGAGAAGTTAGGCAAGGGTTGGAGATTACCGACAGTCAATGAGTTATTCTCGCTCGTAGACCGCTCGAAGTACAATCCTGCTATCGATAAGGACATGTTCCCTGATACGCAGTCATTTTATTACTGGACATCAGAGACGTATGCCGGCTACGACGGCTATGCGTGGCGTGTCTACTTCGGCGTCGGTAACGTGGGCAACGGCTACAAGGTCGGCAATGACTACGTGAGGCCTGTGCGTAGCGGCCAGTGATTTGACCGTTTGACCTTTCGTTTTTAAAGTTAAGGAGAGACATGAAAGTAATAATATGCGACGGCTCAAGTAAAGGTAATGGCGGTGCTTCAAAGATAGGTGTTGTGATATGAGAGCGGTTCACTGGTACGTCGTCGGCTCGTCGAGTCGCTCCCACGAAGACCATCTCAAAAGATATAGGTAATGCCACGAATAACGATGCCGAATGGATGGCTTTGATAGAAGCGATGAAGTGGGTAAATTCGCAGAATGACAATGACCCAGTCTTCATTACAATGAAAAGCAGGAGAAGGTTTTACAGGAACTCAAGCGTCGGGCTAAAGAATTGAGATATGGCACGATACTCGTTAAATTCACTGTTCACGAAGAGGAGATTATCGCAGGGGAAATTAGTGAGCAGAAAATTAAACTTGGTTAACAAGGAGGATGTTATGGCAGAAAAAGTCGCAGTGAAGAAGGTAAGGTTTGTGAAGAACGAGGACGGCACGGTAAAGGATAAACTGCTTAAGGTCGTATGGGGTAAGACACTACCCGAGAGGATGACATGGGAGAAGGCGAAAGAGGCCTGCGAGAAGTTAGGCAAGGGTTGGAGATTACCGACAGTCAATGAGTTATTCTCGCTCGTAGACCGCTCGAAGTATAGCCCTGCTATCGACAAGGATATGTTCCCTGATACGCAGTCGTCATATTACTGGACATCAGAGACGTATGCCGGCAACGGCTACTATGCGTGGATTGTCACCTTCTACGACGGTTACGTGTTCTACGGCGATAAGACGAACGTATACTACGTGAGGCCTGTGCGTAGCGGCCAGTGATTTGACCGTTTGACCTTTCGTTTTTAAAGTTAAGGAGAGACATGAAAGTATTGAATCTATATTCTGGTATAGGAGGAAATCGCAAACTATGGAAAGACGTTGAGGTAACGGCAATCGAACTCAATCCCGATATAGCCAAGATATACCAGAGTCTATTCCCGAATGATAAGGTGGTAGTCGCAGACGCTCACCAATATCTATTGGAGCATTACAAGGAGTTTGATTTCGTGTGGTCATCGCCACCTTGTCCAAGCCATAGCGTCAACAACAACTACCTGAACGCACAAGGAATAATCAGGTATCCCGACATGAAACTATATGAGGAGATAATCTTCCTGCGTAAATGGTTCAAGGGTAAATATGTGGTTGAGAATGTTATCAGTTATTATGAACCGTTGGTCAGACCGCAAGAACTGGATAGGCATTATTTTTGGTCGAACTTTTATATCACGCCTGTCAAGGTAGAGCGGAACTTCAACATTAACAACGCCCGAGCATCTACCCGACAGACAAGTAAGGACTATCTGCAAAGTTTGGAAAATTTTCACGATATACACCTGCCCGATAAATGCAAGAACAAGAGATTGCTTTTGAGGAACTGTGTATACCCCCCCTCGGGCTTCATATCTTCAATGAAGGTATAAAACCCGACGGAGAAAAAGAGTTGTTGTTTGGATTCTCTCTACTGAATGATAGGTTAAAAAAAGTGAGTTATGAATAAGTGCGATATATGTTTTAAGATTTTCGGTAATAAAAAGTCTCTGAGCAATCATAGACGATGGCATGATATACCACGCTTCAAAGCATTTCAAGACAGGACACGAGCGAGACAAAATAAGATATTTCTGGGTAACTCTTATGGACGCAAGAACGAAGGCGAACATAACGGCGTATGGAAGGGCGAAAACGTGGGCATCAACCCCTTGCACGCATGGGTGAAAAGGCATCTTCCTAAACCTAAACTCTGCGAGAAATGCTACGTTAATAAGGCATACGATTTAGCTAATAAGTCAGGGAAGTATCTTCGTAAGTTAAGCGACTGGGAATGGCTTTGCCGTAAGTGCCACATGGAAACAGACGGCAGGATAAGAAGGCGTGATAAACACGGAAGGTTCAAACGGAGGTAAGAGATGAGCAATAAGTGCAATATCTGCGGTCGAGACTATGAACTCGGCGGCAGGACAATCAAAGGCCTAAACTTTTGCAGTCGGTCTTGCCGAAAGATATTTGATGGCCGAGTCGTTATCATCTATCAAGAAGAACACGCTCGCATGGTGGAGAGAGTTAAGGAGCGAGTCAAGAAGGAGTGCACAGTATGAATACGTCTAAGGAGAGAATGATTGCCGTAGGTAAAGAGCGAATCGCCGAGAAGCAGAAGATGTTCGGAACGAAGGCAGAGGAGATTACTAAGCTACAAGACAAGTTCGTTCGCAAGGTCATGCGGCTACTCGGGGCAGGCAAGGCCTTCATCGTAGGAGATTCACCTACGAAGTGTCTGGTATGCGGACGGCCCCTGCGATTTAACAACGCAGGTCAAATCGTGAAGTATTGCTCTAAGGCCCATCGCAGGATGCGGCACAACAGGAAGAGAATTCTAAAGGTGAGGAGGTGATTCAGATGTTGGCAAAATACGAGGCAGTGAATCTTAATGACGCAAACGGTAATCCGTCGGGCGGCATGGCTGAAGGCGTAGGCATCAAAATCGAATGGCAGAATGGGCCGCTCGGTCGTGGTGCAGAACGTAAAGAGCCGAACGGTGCTTTTGTTGAGACCGTTATCGATATCGCTCGTCAGAGGATTCAGTATTATCAGGATGGCCCATTTAAGTGCAGGGAGAACGCCATCGCTATTACAAAACTCGAAGAGGCTCTGCTCTGGCTTGGCAAGAGAACACGAGACAGAGAAGCCCGAGCGGTTGAAGGTACACACGAGAAGTAAGGGGGTGGTGTTATTGCTAAGAAAAAAGGCGGTTGCAAAAAATAAATAGGTGACCATGCGGTCAAAGGGAGCAGGTTTTCTTACAGAGAGCCTGCTCCTTCCGTTTACGTAACTTGACAATCTGACTTTCGCCGTGTATACTTTAACCAAGTAGCAATACTGCCGACCAGTCAGTCTGGAGGCAGACAGTTCGGAACACTTAATTTCGTTCGACCTGTAAGTCAGGAGGCGAGATTCTGTATGTACCTGTACAGAGTTTCGCCTTTTTTTATTTTCGGAGGATTAATGCGTGCGTCGCTCTACAAAATCACGACAGACAACGAAGGCTCAAGCCGCATCATATTCGATATCCCGAGTAGCGAGCTTGCAGATGCGGTCATGCTCCTCCAGTACATTCAGAAGGAGCTGATATTGAAAGTCGAGCCTGCTCCATGTAGCAATACTGCCGCTCCGATAGCGGTGGCCGAGCCAGAGTCAAGTCTATGAGCCTGATGACCATGGAAAGACCGAACAAAACCGAACAATCTATCGATTATCTCCCTAATGAAGAACTTAGACGCTTCGTAAAGACGCTCTACATGGATGAAGTCGCAGGTCGGCCTTATCGTGCACAGAAAATATGTGGGGTCAATCGCTCGAAGTTCTATCGTGCTCTCGAAGACTCTCAATTCGTAGACTGGTTCGATAAGCAACGAGTCAAGTACCGCAAGGCCCAGAGCGTAGTTGTTGAAAGTGCTCTCATGCGAATGGTCGAGGTCGGCGAAGTGCCTGCGATTCGTACCTTCTATGAACTCGAAGGCTCGCTCAATAAGGGCCAGAAGAACGGTAACGGCGGCACTGTATTCGCTATCAACATCCACATGCACGATAAAATCGAGAAAAATCCAGTGGCATCTGCTGAGGTTGTGGATAAGTCAGTAAGTCCTTCTGTTGCTGAAGTTTCTGAAATCAAGGTCATCACGATTTAAAGGGTATCGATACCCTATCGATAGGGTTAAAGACAAGGATAAGGATAAGGATAAAGACGTTGTTAATAATACACGACCGATGCTCAAAAAAGAAGTTTGACTTCGCAAGGAAGCTAAGAAAGAACGCTACTCCTGCGGAGCGTGTCCTATGGGAGTGTATACGCCGCAAGGCATTAGGTTATAAGTTTAGGCGGCAACATGTAGTCTTCGGTTACATCGTGGACTTTTGGTGTCCTGCCTTGAGACTGGCCATTGAGATAGATGGTAAGGTGCATGACCCGATAAAGGATGCCAAGCGAGATAAACACTTAAAGCAGGATGGCGTGGATACGGTTTTGCGATTCACAAATGAACAGGTATTCGATAACTTATCGGGCGTTATTATTGAGATAAAGAATCATCTGAAGGGTTAAGGGGATGACTGACCAGAAGAAAATAGACAGAGACTATTACCTCACGCCTAAGCAGAGAGTGGCTTGGAACATCCTCGACCACGTTAATAATGGCATGGTCGCTCTTCTGTATGGTGGAGCTAAGGGCGGCGGCAAGTCGTTCTTGTTGTGTCTCTGGGTATTCTACTGGTGCAGGATACTCATCAAGCTATTTGGTATCACCGAGCCGCTCCAGTATCCGCTTGTAGTAGGCTTCATGGGCCGTAAGAGGGCCGTGGACTTCAATAAGACCACTCTCGAGACATGGAAGCGAATCATACCTCCGCAGTGCTACCGCATTCGAGAACAACAGAAGGAGATTATCATCGACGAGAAGGTATGCGTCTGGTACGGAGGCCTTGATGATACTGATAACATCAACAAGTTCAATTCCGCAGAGCTTGCCTTCATAGCCGTAGACCAATCCGAAGAGACGGACGAGACCGAACTTGGAACACTCGAAGCATCGCTTCGATTAAAGTATAACGGCATAGAGCCGCCGTATCGCAAGTTCTATTCAGCCAACCCTGCGGACGGCCACATCAAGTATCGTTTTGTTAAGCCTGACCGTATCAGAGCAGGCGAATACTTCGTACCTGCACTATACACTGATAATCCTCATCTTCCATCGAACTATAAAGACACGCTCGAGAGTGCATACTCCTACGATGACAAGATATTGAGGGCCTATCGTGACGGCGACTGGGATGTGCTCTTGCCATCAAATCTGCTCATTACCACGGTCATGCTCGAGCAACTCAAGGGCATCATACATCACGAGCCAATCAGGAAGAAACTCATCGCTTGCGACCCATCCTTCGGTGGAGATGACTGTGTCATCAAGGTCTTCTACAACACGAGATGCGTAGAGCAACGCATCATGCACGAGCGTGACCAGTTAAAGGTCGCAGGAGAACTTCATATCATGGGCCAGAGGCACGGCACTAAGCATTTCGCCGTTGATGGTATAGGTTCAGGGCAGGGCGTTATCGTGGGTCTTGTATCCATGGGGAATACAGTCCTTGACATACAGTCTGCCGAGCCTGCGGATGACCCTGACCACTTCACGAATAGAAAGAGCGAAATGTGGGCCTACGTATCACAAGAGATACTCAATAAGAATATCGAGGCCATCGATGACTACGAGACTACGAGGCAACTCATAGCCGAGAAGTACAAAATCGTCACTGGTCGTATGCAGATGGAGGAGAAGAAAGAGACCAAGAAGCGTATTGGCCGCTCTCCTGACCATGCAGACTGCTTTGTATATGGCATCTGGGGTCTTAGCCAGATACCCGATAACGTGCAGGGCGAGATGTACCACGGAGACCGTCAAGGCCAAGGCGAGAAGGTCAATGACGAGATGGAATCGCCGTATATAAATATCAGGTAGCACATGGGGGCTAAGAGTAGACCGTTTTTTACAGTAGGTATTTGTTTCGACGACTGCCAGTGTATTCAGTGCAGACGCAAGAAAAAGGAGATAGAAGATGAATCCAAACGAGAGAGGCCTGTAACCGATGTTATCGAAGAAACATCCAGAGAGTCTCAAGGAAGTCAACGCACTGAAGGTTACGCCAAAGCTTAAGACCTTCGTGAATGAACTGGCCAGTGATGTCGAGACCGAACGCACGAATCGTTCGGCATGGGAAACGAATATAGATAAGGCCATCAATCTGCGTTATGGCATCCGCAACCCTAAGACAAGCCCATGGAAGGGTTGTGCGAATTTCTCCGTGCCGCTCGCCGATACGCATATCAATACGAACAAGACCGCTTACGTCAACCTGCTTAACACGAATCCCATCTGTACCTTCGAGCCTTACGGCCCAGAAGATGTCGAACCTGCAAGAAAGAGAGAACTTCTCTTCGACTGGAGAATGAAGACCAAGGTCAGGTTCTTCGAGCCTTACAACTACGGCGTGGATATGGCTCTCGAGCAGGGCGTAGTTATTTGGAAAATCATTTGGAAGTTCACTACCAATACCTATACCGAATATGTGGACCTCGAGGATTTCGGCGAGGAGGTCATGGGTGCTCTGTTCGATTCTCGTGTGACCGACCAGATGTTGATGAAGATACTCGAGGAAGAGTACGGCATTGACATGACGTATCAGGAGAACTACGACGCAGTATTGAAGGCCGTAGCGAAGTTCAGGGAAGGTGCGACGCAGTTCTCAATGAAACTCGTAGAGACTAAGGATAATCAGCCCGAGGTCATACCGCTCTCGCTTCGTGAGGACGTTGTTATACCTATCGAGACCACGGACATACAGACCGCCCTATTCATCGACCATCAGTCATGGCGAACGATTAACGATGTCAAGATAGACATGAAGACCGAGAAGTACGAGACCTTCGCCAATGACATTGTCAACGGATGGGGCGGCGGCGTAACAAAGAGAAAGAATAAAAGACTCTCAGTCGTAGCCGATAAGATGGTCTTGATACACGAGACCTGTTGTTGGTATGACGTGAACGGCGACGGCATCGAAGAGCGTTGCATAGTCACGTATCCCGATAGTGACCCCGATTGTATCCTACGATTTATTGAAGTGCCTTACGACCATGGCATGTTCCCATACGCTATGACCAAGCGTGAAATGAACGACCGATGTGCGTATTCGTCTCGAGGCTATCCGTATCTTGACGAGGACTATCAGGTAGCTATGTCCAAGGCTCTGAATCAGGCCATGGATAACGCTGACGTATCGCTCCCGAGACTCGTACATAAGAAGGGTGCTCTCTCAAACGTAAAGAACATCAGATACTCGCCCATGGAAAATATTGAGGTTCAACAGGGCAGTGTCGATGACGTTCGGTTCGAGTATCCCACGAACATGAATCAGGGCGTGCAGTTCCAGTCGATGCAATTCCTGAAGGCGTTGGCTGACAACAGAGTCGGGAACGTGCAGGCATCGTTCAGTGACCCTACAAACCTCGCAGGGAGCGGTCAAGGTGGCAAGAAGACCAAGTACGAGGCACAACTCATTTCGAGTATGGCAGGCAGCGTACAGGCCCTTGATTTACTGGTCTGGCAGATGCAGATGGCCGATGTCTACTTTCAGATAGACGCTCTATATGACCAGTTCGGCGATGACGCTGAAGAGATACAGATAACAGGGGAGAAGCCTGTCAAGGTAAACCGTAGGGAAATACAGGGCCGATTCCACATCATACCGAACGGCAGACTCGAGAACACTGACCCGATGATGAGGGCACAACGCACGCTCAACTTGATGAGGATATTCATAGGCGATGAGGATATCAAGCAGACCGAGCTGAAGAAACTCTATCTCATGGACTATGACCCTCGAATCGCCAAGAAGATAATGCTCACATCCGAAGAGATGCAACAGAGGGATTCAATGAAGCAACAGATACAGGAGCAGGTCAAGAAGGGTATGCAGGGCGATGCAGTATCGATGAAGCACATCTCGAACCTGTTGGACGTAAACAAGGAGCAGATGCTATCGAAGATACCACGCCGAGAGATAATCGTCGATTATAACGATTCGCATGACGAGAATCCGTTGCGTGAAAAGGGCAGTAGTGTAGGCGGCGGTTTGTCACGGTCAAGGACTCACTCCACAAAAGTCGTATACGGAGGATAGCATGGCAAAGACGCAGGTGTGCACAAAATGCAAAGAAGTATTGCCTATGTCTTCTTTCAGCCGTCGGAAACACCGCAAGAAAGGCTATCTGTCTCATTGTAAGAAGTGCCGTAATAAGTATACGGTATTCAATGCGAAGAATATTAGAGACTACCATCTCAAGAAAAATTACGGCATCAGTGAAGAACAATACCATGAGATGTATCAACACCAAAATGGACTTTGTGCAATATGCGTAGACTATGCTCCTATACTTTGTGTAGACCATTGTCATCGCTCGAATAAAGTGCGTGGATTACTATGCACAAAGTGTAACACCGCACTCGGTCTGTTGAAAGATAGCACGGAGATTCTGGACAAAGCGAGGAGATACATAGATGGCAAATAAACAGTGGATAGGCAAGATGCACATGAAGAAAGGTGCTCTCCATAAACAACTTGGCGTGCCACAGGGCCAGAAGATACCTGCCTCCAAGATAGCGGCGGCGGCGAAGAAGGGCGGCAAGCTCGGTAAGCGTGCGAGGCTCGCCCAAACTCTTAATCATTTAAGGGGAGGGATAGCATAGTGAATATCCAAGAACGACGAGAAACGCTGAATAGAGCATCTCGTGAGTATTATGTCAAGAATCGAGAAGTGGTGAAGGCTTCAAAGAAGCGATATCGAGATAACATGAAGATTAAAGTGCTGAGACATTATTCACACGGCACTATGAAATGTAAGTGCGGATACTCAGATACTCGTGCTCTTTGTATAGACCATATCAACGGCGGTGGAGTTCAGCACAGAAAGAAAATCGGAGAGAGCAATCTGTATATATGGCTCGTAAGGAATAACTATCCGAAGGGATTTCAGGTGCTATGTCATAACTGTAACATCGTCAAGAAGATTGAGAGGTGAGAGATATGACGATACAAGAGAGAATGAGTCGTGATAGCAATGAGGATAAGATTTATATCGGCGAACTCGTGGAGGAAATGTTTCGAGGTGAGAAGGGTGTTTTGTTCAAAGCATTATGTACGGACATCAAAGAGAAGACGACAGAGTTGTCGCAGGACGAGCGGTCAAAGTTGCCTGCTGACAGATACCTCGGTCGTCTTGAAGGGATAGATAAACTGACCACTTATCTCGTAGCGGCAGTCACGAACATGAGGCAGTTAAAAGCTGACATCAAAGAGAGTCAGCGTGTGTAATAGCGTCGAGTGCCTGAGTCACTATAAAACTCTGATAGACCCTGAGTGTCTCTAAACCTCTGACAACTGACGCAAAGCCTCCCATGGCTATAAATGCGTGAGAAAAGGAAGGGTAACATGGCAGTAGAAGAAAGAGAATTAACGGCTGAGCAAAAACGCTCAGACGAAGGTGCTCGGAAGGTAGCAGAGGGTAAGGCCAAGGCAAGTATTCTTGACAGTGTTGACCTCTCTGCCGAAGTGGAGAAGTTCGGGCGTGCAGGCGATGGTGAAGAGCAGAAGCCTGCGAAAGAAGAAGGCGAGGCTGAAGGTGAAGGCCAAGGCGAAGGAGAGGCCGCAGGTGCGGAAGGCGAAGGCACTGAAGGTCAGGAAGCCGAGGACCAAGAGGGTGAAGGCGAATCGGAAGGGCAGGAGGCCGTAGGTGAAGGAGAAGCCGAGGGTGAGGGTGATGAAGACCTATCTCCTGAAGGCGAAGGCGATGAGGTAGTTTCCAAGAAGAAGGTCGCCAAGAGAATATCCTCACTCAATAGCCAGAACAAGGCTCTTGCCGCAAGAGTCGCTGAACTCGAGAATAAGAAGGCCACCGAAGCCGAAGAGACCGACCCTGATGTCAGAAAGCTGAATGGCATGACACAGGACGGCCTCAAAGCCACGAAGAAAGCCATTATCGTCGAAATTGCGAAAGCGACCAGAGACGGCGATGACGAGAAGGTATCAAAACTGGTTGACCTTCAGGAAAAGGTTGAGACGGCGATACAGTCCGCTCCTCAACGCTTTGTCGGTAAGCAGGTCGATGCTTACAACAAAGTTGCGGATGACATCTTTGCCATGGCCGAGATACCCATGAACAAGGACACCGCAGGCGAGCTGAAGGCGATAGCCAGAGAAGTTTATCAGTCGAATCCTGAACTACATAATTTAGTCGGTGGTCAGGCTTTGGCTCTTAAACACGCCTACGCTCTATATAAGACGACTCTCTCCAAGACGGCAGAGAAGGGAAAGACTGACGGTCTGAAACGACAGGTTAATACCCTGAAGAAGAAGACTGGACTCGAAGGCGGCGGCCTCAAGAAAACCACTAACAAAGCGGTTGAGGTTGGCAAACTTCGGGCGAACGCTTCTCGTGGCACTACGAACGATAAGCTGAATCTCATCAAGAATGACCCTGCTTTCGGTTTAGACTCTTTGATTCCTGAAGAGTACAAAGAGGGAGAATAGGTATAACCAATGGCATCAACGCAAGTAAACACCTATTTTGCCAAGGGTATCAGAGAAGGCCTGACGAACACCGTAGCGGATTTATTCGCTGACGACTGTCCGTTAATGGCTATGGCCGAGAAGATTCAGGCCACGAACGTCTACCACGAGTGGCAGACAGACGCTCTGGCATCTGCGGTTAAGACAGGTGTCGTCCAAGGTGCGGATATTTCTTATTCGCAACCTGCAACAAGAACGAGGGTTGGTAACTACACGCACATCAGGCTTCGCAACTGGGATGTTACCTTCACTCAGATGGCCGTAACGGTCGCAGGTGTTAAAGACCAAGTCGCTCGGGAAGTTATGAAGGCCCTAAAAGCCCTCACAACCGACTACGAGTCGATTTTTTTGAACACGGTGGCCAAGACCGCAGGCACAACCTCCCATGCAACAAGGGCAGGTGGCTTGCAGAAATCGGTCATAACAAACACCGCAGTCGGTTCTGCGGCGAAGACAACCGCTAC